AGATCTTACTAATGATGGTGGATAACAATTTGGATCACGATGCCATCCTGTTGCAATCCAATTATATTTTCTACCTTGAGGATCAAGTAACTTAACTCTTTTTGTTGTCATCAAAGGTCTTATGTTAATTAGATTTGCTAATTCCTCCCAAGATAATAAATTAGGATTATAATTCTCAAGGTATTTTATGTCCATTGATAATATAGGGTCTGAGTTCGTCAAAATCAAAAACGTAAAATAAACTTTCTGTTAAACCATTGAGTAATAATTTTTGTATGCGATGTCTTCCATCTATCATACGATACTTATTATTAAATGGGTTTGGTGCATTGTATGCAATTATTGGTGGATACTTAGTATCACAATTAATATATCTACTTCCTCCACAACAAGAACATTCGTCCCCACTTTGATACGGAAAATTTTGTTTGCCTTTCCACGCTATGTCTTTAAGTTGTACTGTATCTAGTATATCATCTTTTAATAATTTTGCAACTTCCTTAAGATCAATCAAAGAAAATTCTTTTTTATCTATTTCCCAGTTACCATCTTCGTTTGCGGTTGCCTTATGATATTGATGTGATTTATATCCGTCTTTATAATGATACCACCAATCATCTTTTATGATGCGATCCATTTGTTTGCACTTGTTGTTCCAACTCCCACACCACTACTATTGTAAGTCATTCCAATACCAACAGACGCAGTACCTATTCCAATACATGTAATTCCTGCTTCTGGAGACCAGGTAGATGTATTACCATCCCATATTGTCATATCAACAACAATATTAGATGAATTTATCATTGCATATGGGTTTCCTGTATTTTCCATGTTTTATTTTTATTATAACATATTATTAATTTATGTCAAACTAAGTATTCATATACAACAACAACTCCTTGAACGCCAGCCTGACCTGCTACATCATCCCCAGTTGGACCTACTCCATTTCCACCTCTACCATAAATTCCAAAAACATAACCAGCTAAACCAGCTTTACCAGGTGTTGCTCTGGAATCACCTGCACTACTACTATTAGAAGTTCTTTGTCCATTATCACCTACCAAGGCAATTGCTCCACCAGCAGAACTACCACCACCGCCAGGTCCAACACCTGTTCCACTTGCTCCACCACCATTTGCATCTAAAGTTCCATTTCCAGTATATTGACCTCCTGTTGGTGTAAATTTACTCTCTCCACCTCCTCCACCATTTGCTCCTCCACCAGATGCTGTTCCACCAGCACCTCCACCACCTACTTGGATTGACGCAGTAAAACTATTTCCTAGATTATAGTATCCAATACAGGCACCTCCACCTCCTCCACCACCAGAGGCATCAGTATCGTTTTGCTCACCACTTGTGTCTCCGCTTGCACGACCAGATCCACCACCACCAGCTACGCAATATACATGTATTGATTTCGTCCCTGATGTTGGAGTATATTGTGCGTTTGCTCCATATGCTCTGATTACAGTTGTTAAATTACTTGACCCAGAAGTACCTGGTGAACCTGTTGGACCAGTTGGACCTGGTGAACCTGTTGGACCTGTTCCACCACCTGAACCTGGTGGACCTGGTGGACCTGTTGGACCTGTTCCACCTGTTGGACCTGTTCCACCTGTTGGACCTGGTGAACCTGTTCCACCTGTTGGACCTGTTCCACCTGTTGGACCTGGCGAACCAGTTGGACCTGTACCTCCATCGTTTCCATCTGCACCTGCTGGACCTGGTGAACCTGTTGGACCAGTTGGACCTGTACCTCCATCGTTTCCATCTGCACCTGCTGGACCTGTTGAACCTGTTGGACCTGGTGAACCTGTAGCACCTGTATTACCAGTAGGTCCTGTGTTTCCTGTAGCACCTACTTCTCCTTTCTGACCTTTCTCACCTTTTTCACCTTTATCTCCTTTTGTCCCTTTTACACTATTTCCGTCAATACCTTTTTCACCTTTGTCACCTTTGTCACCTTTTTCACCTTTCTGACCTTTAGTTGAGTTGTCAGCACCTACTTCACCTTTTTCTCCCTTACTTAATGATGCAGGAGATCTTTTCCAAGCACCATTGGTGGCATCCCATACATAGGTTAATCCATTTTCTGTATGAGTGTCACCATCTGAGGGACTATTTGGAAAATTAAATGCTGCCATATTATGAGGGTTCTGTTGGCCAGGTGACTGATGTTAAATCTAATTCATAATTTGAATCAAGACTTGGTGATGCACTTGCAGGTAAATCTCTTAATGCCTGACGATAAGTTTTCCAAGCATCTGATAATGTTAAATCTGATGATGCTCTCCAATCTGTCTCTACAATTCTTGAATTTCGCTCAAGACGTAATAATCTCATTGGTTCTACTGCATCAAGTTCAGAAATCTTGTCATTGATTTCTGTTTCTGTTGGTTTTGTGTGAACACTATCTAACCATTCAAGACCAGAGTAATCTTCACCACGTTGAATCCATTCTGCTTCTGGTTTAAGTATTGATAGTGCATCTGAGATGTTGTGTTTCATTTGTTTATACTGAAAATTCTATTGCCCAGATAGCAGCGTTTCTTATTTTGGCTGGATGATTCGTACCGTGTGGACTATACACTTGTATATAGTAAGTTCTTGTAGAAGTATTTGATGCATAATCATATCCGATTAACGTAAATTGGCTAGAGTTGGTACTATGATGATTGGTTGTGTTTTGAAAAGTGATTTGATTTGTCCCTGCCACGTGTGTATTTAGTAAAGCTCCATTAGAGGCAGCAATTCTTGCATAGGCATACTTATTATTATCCTGAGAACCACCTTTTCTCAGGTCAAATTGAGCAACTACCATAACTCTGTTTGATGAACTAGAAGGAGTTATTTGTGTGGCAAGATGATTTTGATATCCTTGTACTGCTGCTTGTGTATTATAAGTTGTCTCTGTGCCATTTTCTCCAGCTGATGTATCTCCCGTTTGTGAACCACTACCAGATCCTGGTGGTCCTGCTGGACCTGGTCCTCCTGGTGGTCCAGGTGATCCTGCATCACCTTGAGTACCTTGAATTCCCTGTATACCTTGAATACCTTGTCCACCATCTGCACCATCACTACCATCATTACCATCAGCACCTGGTGGTCCTGGTGGTCCTGGTGAACCTGGTGAACCCGCATCACCTTGAGTACCTTGAATACCTTGAATACCTTGTCCACCATCATTACCATCAGCACCTGGTGGACCTGCTGGACCTGGTGAACCTGCAGCACCATCACTACCATCAGCACCTGGTTCTCCTTTCTGTCCTTTAACAGTAGATGGTTCTCCTTTGTCACCTTTTTCTCCTTTATCACCTTCACCTTTTTGACCTTTCTGAAAATCTCCTTTTTCACCTTTTACAGTACTAGGTTCACCTTTTTCTCCCTTACTACCTTTTACTGCTGAGTTTGTTATTGCAATCCAGTATCCACCATAGTAAATATGTAAGTCTGCATCATCTGTGTCCCACCATAAGTCACCCGCAGAAGGTGTTGGTGATGAAGGTGGTGTTTGACTTAATATAACTGATTGTGTTGCTCCTTTATCACCCTCATTACCTTTATCACCTGCACCTTTCTCACCTTTCTCACCTTTTTCTCCCTTCTCACCTTTTTCTCCCTTTTCGCCCTTAGTACCTTCCGTGCCATCTTGACCCTTTTGTCCTTTTTCTCCTTTATCACCCTTATTACCTTTGGTTCCTACAGCATCCTGTCCATCTATACCTTTTTGTCCTTTATCACCTTTATCACCTTTATCACCCTCTGTTCCTAATTCACCTTTTTGTCCTTTTTCTCCCTTATCTCCCTTTATTCCCTTATCTCCCTTTGATCCTAACTGACCATCTAAACCTTTCTGCCCTTTATCTCCCTTCTCTCCTTTTTCTCCCTTCTCACCTTTTATACCTTTATCACCAGTTCTTGCAAAATTTAATACACATTGCTCAGTATCAGATGGAACACTTCCTGTACCATTCTGAACACTAACCTCAACATAACCAGTAAAATCGGTTACATCTGTAACTTCAAATATTGATAAAGTATTATCTGAATTATCATTCGATGCAACATACAAATATCCTTTGATAGTGCTATTAGAATCATCCCAAGATAATAAATGATTTGATACATCAACTGAATTAACGTCTAAGTCATCAATATAAATTTCAGAAACATTACTAACTGTTCCATTATCATATCTAAAAGCTCCTTGACTTGGATCTGCCTGTGTTGTAACAGATGAAAATCTATATCTTAGTCCTGCCTTATCACCTTGAGTACCTTGAACACCTTCACCCTTTATACCTTTTTCACCCTCTGTTCCCTTGTCTCCTTGAGTTCCTTTATCCCCCTGAGAACCTGTAAGACCAATTTCACCTTTTTGACCTTTTTGAAAATCTCCTTTTTGCCCTTTAGTTCCCTCTTCACCCTTCTGTCCTTTATTTCCTTCTGCTTCTACTTCACCTTTTTGACCTTTTTGACCTTTATCTCCTACAGGACCTTGACCTCCAGCATTTGCCATTACCCACTGAGCTGAATCATTATCTTGATAGTAGATATATAAATCTCCCTTATCACTTTCCCACCATAACTCTCCACTTCTTGCATTTGATGGGGGATTATTACCAACTGTAACAGGTATAACAGTTATAGTCGCTGCAATGCCTGGATGTCCAGAAGGGTTTTGGACATCAACTTGTGCTTCAACTGCAGCTCCCTGAAAATCTAATTGAGTAATACTGTTTGATGTACCAACTATTGTTCCTTCATCAAAAACCGAAATTGCACCAGGAATTAAACCACCACCAACTGGAATCCAATATCTTCTGCCAGGATAACCTGGAACCGCCACTAATTGATATTGAGACCCTGTAGGAACGGGATCTCCAGTTAAAGGATCACCAATATTAGGTTCTGCTTGTTCAAGATTAAGATAATCATAACGATCATCTTTAAGTTGATCTTGAGGAGTTCTTTTTACTCTACCACTTAAATACTTTACCATAATTAAGCACTACTATTTTCAAGAATACTTGCTATTAATTCCATCTGTAGTGGTGCAAAAAATCCACCTGAATAACTCTCACCTACATTGACTACAAAGGTATTAGCAGTAATATAGAAGCACCTGACGCACCATTACTAATTGTTAGTTCAGCATCAGAAGCTGGATCTGTTACACGAGGATATGCGTGTTCTGTTTCTCGACTATCCATCGAACAACTGAATATAATTCCATTATCAATAACTCTAATTTTGTCTCCATTTTGTAACTGATGTGCAATATCAGTCTTTAAAACTAATTCTCCTGCTCTTAAATTATATGTCTCAACTTCTTGCTCATCTGGAGTTCTTGTAGAACCACCACCATAGTAAATCGCCTGAGTTACATTATATCTTGTTCCTATCTTATGAATATTATTTGCAAGTGATTGACCTTGAACATATGTATGAGTTGATGTGTCAGATGAGGTGCCAATAAAGACTTTAAAAATATTTGCATCTACAACTTCACCCACATCTAAAATTTTTCCATAAGCATAATCAGGTTTACCTTCATTAACTCCTTGACCACTATTCCGTGGATATTTTTTGACAGTTGCATTACTATCAAGGCTACAAGTAAATGCAAAACTTTCTTTTTCAAGTCTTATTAGATCACCAAGAGAAAAACCATGATTAGTACTTGTAATAGTCAATATTCCAGAACTAGGATCATATGTTGTTCCTGTTTCAGAACTTTTTTTAGTATAACCTGTAGGTGTACCTGCTGCTGTTACAACTTCAACTGCAAGTGGTTTTGACCTTTCATAATAATGAATCGCTGAATTATAATAATGTGAATAATCTTTACCTGTAATTCCAATAGGAACTGAACCACCAATAAATGAAGAAAATGTTTTTGATGTTCCAACAAATCCCTGTATTGATTCTACAGTATATGATTGTTGAGGATCTGGGAATATATTTGTGGTAATACCAGTTTGACCTGGTTGACAAGTAAGTGCGATTCCTGCAAGTGTTATTGGATCGCCTGGTTTAAATGGATGAGGGTCTTTCGTATTAACAGTGACTATACCTGTAGGTTCATCATAATCCACATATGTAATATAACCAATATCTTGTTGGTTAGCCTCAATGAATATCTTATCTAAAAGTAGGGGAGTTTTTTCAAGAACAATTCTTCCATCTACAATTATTGCTGCATCATTTGGTGGTATCTCAACATCCTTTATGACTCTGACTTCTCTCTTATTACCTGTGCTTCTTTGTGTTCTCTGTTGTGAAAAAGTAACTTTTGGAAATGTAACAGCAATACCAACGTTCGCAACTTGAACATATAATAATAGTGCAGAAGTTCCTGTTGGAACCTCGTAAAGTTTTTGTTTACCAGGTGTAACAGGAACCGCTACGGATATAAATTTATTGACTGGTGCTATCGCCATTTTAGTTTAATGCTAATATTAGAGGAGTGAGTTGTGCTTGAATCGCTCTGTTAAAATCTCTTCCTCGAATCGTTGAAGTTGTCTGATCGATGGTAAGACCATCTCCAATACGGAAGTTACCTTTCTGGTCGGTGCTAGTAAATGGAACTTGTCCTCCGTTTATCGCTACGACCTCATTCTCAGGTATTGGTTTACCCGCCTGGAATGGGTTAGCTGTATTTATGTCTGTACCAGCACCGATGTATTCAAATGAGTGTGAACTTGTTATTATGCGACTTAATCTAACAAATTCAACAGTTACTCCAGACGTAATCGCATATGGAATAAACTCATTGAATATAACAGTTGAAAGTCCAACTACTTCTGATGTTTTGGTTGCTTCACTCACTGTAAATAATATTGGATCCATATCAACTTCTAGTTGAGCATCTGTTCCATTACCACCACCTTGTATATTTACTGTTAAAGTTTGAGTTGGTAAAAAATTACGACCACTGTTTATAATATCAACTGATGTAATTGTTCCAGCAGCACTTACATTCGGAGAAAATTCAGGCAGTATAGATTCTGGACCTTGAGGTATCTCATTTAATGTTATAATAGGTGGTGCAGCAGAGGAATATTGTCCTAAAGATCCTCCAGTTATTACTCTTATACCTCTTACTAATTCAAGTGGTTTATCTATTGAAGCATTTGACGGACTGTCAGGATAATTTGCCATGTTTAAATGAAAATATACTCCTTGTCCATCAAAAGGTGTTCTAAATCTTCTTGTTGGTGTATTAAAATCTCTTGTTGCAGTAGAAATAATACTGTCTGCTCCACCAGCAGTAGAAGTAGATGTTGTACCATCAAACTCCACGATACCAAATCCATCTGCACGTAATCCTATATTTCCAAATGAAGAGTTAGAGTTTGTTAAGTCACATTGTCCTCCTGAAGTAGCAGCAATACCAACATCACTACAAATAGTAAATATTGAAACCAACTGAGCATAAGCATTATTTGATAATGATACTCCAATACCTGCTTCATTATACTGTGTAAAAGAGTCACATACCATTGACTTTAAATCTTGACCTAAATTATTATCACCTAAAGCATCAGCATTAGCATAATCACCATTAATTTTCATCCCAATACTCTTTGACATAAAATTAGTACAGTTACGAATATATGGTGATCTCCATCTTCCAGAAGAACCTTCATCTGCTGGTCCATCTTCTGATGTGAATCCTGTTGCTGCACGAAAATCATTAATAGTTGGATCATCTGCTGCTGCTGTTGTTGGTGGAAAAGCAACTGCACCACAATTAGAATGATCATCTGATATTGATGTACCTGTAAAACTTAAATTTTCTATTAAACATCCTCTTCTTACATGAAAAAAGTCTTTGTTTTTATTTTCTGGTACTAATAATACTAATCTTAAATCCTCACCATTTATCGCCACATCTTCTCTTAAACCAATTGGATTATCCTCAACATAAGTTCCAGATCTGACACGAATAGTATCACCAATTTGTGCTATAGCTGCAGCAGCACCAATCGTATATTTTGCATCACCTTCTAATAATCCACTATTAGTGTCACATCCATTTTTTGTTACCCATATCGTTCTCTTTGTCTGAACACCAGATGGTCTCCAAGATACACCTATACCCACTCCCGATACATCAAAGGATGAGAGTCTATAATCTGTTTTACATACACCTACACCAGGTTCATTAAAAAAATCAATTATACGTTTGTCTAATTCTAAATCACCAATAATTGTAGCATTTTCACCTACAAAAAGATTTTTAGCAATTCCCACACCACCATCTATAACAGCAGCACCTGTAGAGGTATTTGATGATTGTGTTTGATCATTTACATCTAATCTACCCTCAATGACTCCACTACCTCCAACATTCAAATTAAGACCAATTCCTACACCACCATCTATAACAGCAGATCCTGTTGTTGGACTAGAGGAATTTGTTAAATCATCAACATCTAATCTACCCTTAATTACTGCATCTACACCTACATTTAAGTTCTTCTCAATTCCAACACCACCTTCTACAATTAAGGCACCTGTATCTTTATCAGTAGAATCAGTTGTATCCTGTACCTCTGTTTGTCCACCTACAATAAGTTTCTTGACAATACCAACACCACCATCAATTTGAACTGATGCATTCGTTGTGCTTGATGCATCAGTTACATCATTAAATGTAGATACTCCATCTACATCAAGTGTACTATTAAGAGTAGTTTGACCGTCAACATCTAATGTAGCATTTAATGTAGTATCTCCGTCAACATCTAATGTAGCATTAAATGTTACATTACTATCAACATTTAAGGTTGAATCAAAATCTACAGCACCTGTTGCATGAACCGTTCCTGAGATGTCTAGGGTAGAAGTTGGACTATTATTATTGATACCTACGTTCGACATCCTGTAGATATTATTACCATTAAATCCCCAAAAGTCCTTTGTTTGAATATTTGCAATCGTGGTTGGATTTGAAGGATTTGGAATAGGAATTAAACTATCAACTCCCGTACCAAAACTATTGACCTGAACAAAATTAAGATGTGAATAAAGTTGTGATGTTCCACCGATTGGTAGATCTGTTCCTTCATCCTGAACTCTTATTCCATCAAGGTCAGCAGGTGATACTTGATTCCAACGTATACCATTCTCATCTCTCTGTAAATAATATCCATTAACACCAGGTGATCCTTGTGAATCGTAAATATTACGATCTACATGAACACTACCCAATACATCTAATTTTAATTCTCCTTGTGTAGAACCATCATAATTTACGTTACCAACTGTCCAATCACCACCAACACTTGTTGTTCCAATTCCAACAGTACCAATTCCAGTTACAACAAAACTATCATCACCAGTGTTTATTTGAAACTTATCAACAGGTTGAGTAGTGCCAATACCTACGTCACAATCATCAGTAACAACAATACAATCATTACCAATCTGAAATTTTCCTATGGGTTGAGTAGTGCCAATACCTACAGCACCTAAATCTGTAACATTAAAAGAGGTATCACCCGTTCCCACTTGTAACCTATTATCAGGTTGAGTAGTGCCAATACCAACTCGACCTCCAACTTGACCATCTAAGTCAGATGTGCTTGATATTGCAACAAATACTGTACCAGCAGCACCAACATTATGTCTTTGAAAAACAGTTAGATAGTCCATATCTACTGGACCAATAAACGTAGATAAACCAAGAACAGTAAAATTACGGTTTATCTTTAAATCAGTAAATTCTACCTCATCACCAAAATCTATATCTTTTGCAAATATATCTGCATATAATGTTCCATAAACATATACATCATTTGTAAACTCAGATATCTGACTAAACTGGTTTACATCCTCTCTCTCATAATTTGGATTTGGTACTTGACCTTTTAGAAAACCTGGCATAACTAGAACCCTCCAAAGTTACTAAGTGCATTCGACAATCCACTAGTGTCTATAGAACTTAATTGATTTTGTAATTCAGATGCCTGAGACGCTAATGCACCTGTATCAATACTGCCTGAAAGTGTTTTTAATTGTTTCGCAGCTTCCTCTGCTTTTCCTTTTGCTAAATCCTGAATATTATCAAGAGCACCTCCAGTAAATGCATCAGATATAGCGTTACCACCAACTTTTGTTCCACGAAAAACAAGTCCACCAAAAGTAACATCTCTTGGTGCTAAATTACCTGTAAGAGCATTTGTATTTAAATTAGGTGTATCAAAGAATATACTATTTGATCCTTTAATTGTTACATTTTTTCTAGATGTTATATTAATATTTTCATCAGCATCGATTAATATATTAGAACCTTTTATCTTTATATCACCGTTTTTTTCAGCAGTTATTGTAACATCACCATTCTTACCAACAAGATTAATACAGGTTCCACCATCCTTAGTTACCCCACCAACAATGGTAATACAATCATCATTGAATATATTCATCTGACCATCTTCGGTCATTGACCTGACACTCGTTTGGCTATTTTGCTCAGTTATTTCTTGGAATACGGTTCCACCACCAAATCCAACAGTTGGATTACCTGTCTCAATTATATAATTGGATCTCTGGTCAAAATCCCATAGTGCCCAGTTTTGTAGATTTGTATTAACTGCCATATATCAGATTATCGTATTAATATTTATCAGTAACCATAGCCACCACCTGAAGGTGGATTACTTGGAGGTGAACTTGGTGGACTACTTGGAGGTGAACTTGGTGGACTACTTGGTGGTGAACTTGCTGAAGGTCCTTGTGTTGATGTAGTAGTATCAGATGAATTAGATACTGAAGAACGATCAATTTGTATCTGTGATGTAGATGAGGGTATATTAACAATTGCCGATCTACTTTCAGCAGGTGTATCATATATTATCGAATGAGTAGTTGTTGTATGAGCAGCACCTACCATTTTGACACCTTTTGTTGGATGAACGTGGAAAGCACCGTAGTATGGTTCACCATTGACATATCCTACAATATTGTTTCTTGGTGTAATACAATCAATGACCTGTTTTGTCTCTCCCTGATAAGAAGGTCTAGGAGCAATTTGTGGTTTTATAATTGCACCAAATCCCGTCAAAGATTCTATTGTCAAGTTTGGAAAATCTTTTACAGCAGCAACATTTGAGATAATCGGATTTGGAGGTATGACATTTAATATACGTCCATCTTCATCTAAAAATTTAACATACTCATTACCAGCGTTATCAGTAATAACATCCTCGTTGGTATAACCTTCACCAGGACTAACTACAGCAACGTGATCTATAATATATTCTTTGTCCTTTGAGTTTTCCTCTATTACAGGATAGTTTTCACCAGGAGTAATTACTACTATATCAATTACTTGTTGATAAGTTGGTGAAGAAGGATCATAATCTATTATTGCTTTTGCATTTGCACCATATCCCTGATCACAATTATCTGTGATCTCAACTAAAGGTGGTACTGTATACCCTTGACCTGGATTTGTCAACTTAACACCAATTAGACTTCCAGTTTGTTGTGCAAGTGAATCTCCAACTAAAGCACCGATTATTGGTTCTGCTATTGAACCCTCTCCATCTGATCCAAATAATTTGACTTGCATTCCTCTACAGTTAGATGGAGGTGATGCTTTACACTCGCCCGTGTAATTTGGATCACTAACATCTGAGTTCATAAAATCAAATTGCCCAAACCCAAGTAATGAACCAGCAATTCCACCTGGTGCGGCTGCTGCTTCCTGTAATGATTGTGCAGCATTAGCAGCTGACATTATTGCTGCACCTGTTACACCTGGCATATTCATAGGACCTTTTCCTAAACACCAAATACTAGATTTTACATTCGCTGTGCCTGGTGCAACACATTTAATTGCTTCTTGTATTCCAAGCAATCCCTCTGCCTTTCCTCTTAAATCACTTATCATATCAAACCCGCCTAATATTTTACTCACACCTCCAAGTTCTGGGGCAAGTTGATTACCAATACCACCTATAACTTTGTTAAAAATTGCACCCATAAACTGTTCATTCATACAAGATGTAGGATTCTGAACATTGTCTAAGAAAGATGTTAGTAGTGATCTTATATCTGGTAGCATTGAATTACCAATTGCGTCCATTACACAAGGTGCTTTTTTCTGTAAAGCACTAACAGGTCCTAACATTGCTGCTTGTGCAGCAGTTCCTGCTTTTTTTGCGATTGCAGTATTCTTTGTTGCTGCAACAACTTTTGCAAATACATCACTGTATAAAACATTTAATCCAGAATTTAATTTAGGTGCGAGTGATGTCATCGCATTCTTAGTTAAATCACCTGTAAATTTATTACTTATACCTCCTAACTTTTTAGACAAATTTGATATTAACTTACTTTTATTAGGTCCTGTAAGATTCTTATATTCTTTTGATGCATTCTTTAAATTAGCTTGCATTTCTGCTTGTTCATTCGTTCCAGCTAATGATACACATGAACCCACTGCATCAGATACAGAACGATATTTTCTTCCTGTTTGTTCTTCTAGTGTCTTCGCTCTGTCCTTTTCTATAACTACTTTTGGATCATCTGTATTAGTGCTAGAATCACCTATTTCATTTTCTGTAATTATCTTATTACCAGGTTTTGTTTCTGGGGTATATCCTGTAAATGGTTGAAAAGGTGATTCAGGTTTTTTATTGACAGCATACTTTGAATTACCTATTACACCAAAAATAACTGGTTGTTGTGCATCATCACCATCTAAAAAGAAACCAACAACAACATCACCAGGTGCAATACGGATCGGTTTAGCTTTACCTGCTTTACCAGAACCAGCAGTCACAGGTATAATTACAGTTGCCCAAGGTAAATCATCATCTTTGAGTTCGGTTGTATTTTGGGGATGATATCCCATAATACGAACTTTTACACGATTACCCCAAGTATCAGGTTTACGACTAAAGGAAAGATCCCAAAATTTTGATGGTGGTATTTGTCCAATCCACCAACGGAACCCATCTTTACCTAAAAAGTTACTTTTTAATAAAAGGTTTTCAATCATTTATCTTTCTTCCCTGTAGTGTCTCTAATTAGTTTTAACTTAGTAAAAGAACCTTGACTTTCGTAGAAATGCACTAACTCATGTATCATATATAGACCACTTTGTTCATTATCTTTTACCTTGATTTGATCTGTTGTAACCTTACCAAAGAGAATTTTTATAATAGAACCTGCTATAAGTGATGTGTTTAGAGGGATTGTTGCATTCAGTGTTTGTGTAAAAATTGTGTTGTATCTCATCATTGCTTGCGAATGATACTCCATTGGGTCAGCATTCTTTTTTCTTGAATTTTTATCTTTCTTCTCAGTGATTCCAAAATCTAATACTCCAGTCATAAATCGACTTGGAACATTTCCTAAACTTTTATTCTTTTTATCAACTGGTGGTAAAAATATTTCAAAGTCTCTTCCAAGATTTTCCATCTTTTTTGCATAATCAGACACCTTAAATATCCCCTGTTCTGGAGTTGTAAATGTGGCATCTACAGGATTAAAGTACATTCGATAAGTACAATAACCACCTTTTTGTAAATTCTCAATTAACTTCTGATTTCTTGTCGTTGTATATTCTAGTATTTTGTAGTCTTTATTAGGATCTTGATTATCAATTATACCTGGTGTATAAGCATATTCTTCTCCATAAGGGTCTTCTGATATTAAACTATCGACTGATCTAAAGTGATACCCATCTTTTGTCTCATAGAAAAAATAACCTGCAGTTGAATTTTTACCTCCGACCTTTGATGCCACTGATTTTGATGCTAACCAAGTTAGTAAGTAAAATGGTTTTCTCATATTACCAAGGAAACCATAAGGATTCTGTGTCTCATCAACATCTATATTCTTTTCGCTAACAAGAAATTTTTTTATAATATCTTTAATACTATCAGATATTTTTTGAGAAGATGGAAATTTACTACCAACTCTAACAGTTTCATTTGTTATTGCTTCCCTAGAAACAAGGTTAAGAACAAATGATTCTTTCTCTGCATCAATGAGTACCGTTGTGATAGATGAAACATATAATTCATTTCCATTTTTTTCAGTAAATTCCATATCTGGACCTAAACCAGTAGATGTAATTTTAATATTTACTTTTTCACCACCATTCAATGGTAATCCATTGTAAATTGATGACATTTCACCATCTTCATCTACTATCGTATTACCAGTATTACTAATAATTGCTTTTGCAGTTATCATAGGTGATAAAATATTTTCATAATAACTAAAAGATACTACACCTCTTATCAAATCAACAGTTTTTGTGCCATTATTTGATGTTATTTCAAATATTTCGTAAATACTTTTATCTTGTGCTGCCATATTTTAACCTGATGATAATACAATACTTTGAAGATCAAGTAAAGTTTTTTGACTTGATTGATTCATTATCATAAATGTCTTCGACTTACCAGTTGGCATAGACGGTTGTTGTGTACTCATATTGTTTTGTCTACTTATAACAATAGTTTTTTTAATTTTTTTAGGTGATTTAAAGTTAAATTCTGTTCTCTTAGACATTGGCATTATAGCAATATCACTTCTAGATGTTTTTACACCTTTAATCTCTGAAACACTTTTCTTTTCTCCTTCTAAACTAATACCACTTCCACTAGATGATGGGGGAAGTGAAGAACTAGATTGAGTTCCTGAACTATCTTCTAACCCTGAAAGTAAATTATCTATCTCATTTGTACCCTCATCACCTGCAACCACATCTTCTAATTCGTTATTAGATACAACTCTACCATCCACATCAGGCACAAATAATTCTGCACTTCGACTGTCAATTCCTGCTGCATCACCAACTATAACTGGTTGTCCTGCTTCTACAGGACCACCAAGATTTCTTCTCTCAATCTCATCAGTAGATTCAATTTCAGTATTGTTAGATTGACCTTCAATTTCTACTTCCTCACTGTCTCCAAGTTGATCAGAAAGCGTTACAAACGCATCTTCACCAATTACCTCTGTATTTTCATCGTCTATTCCTATATCTTTTGCAACTTGTTCTGCTGATTGTAAATCTGGATCTGAGATAAATGAATTAATAGATTCTGTAAAATCATTATTCAATGTTCTCAAACTATTTTCAGTTTTCTCAAAAGTTTCTTTTATATTTTTATCATCTTCAAGAAAATTAAATCTATTAAACGCTGATAGAAAACTATCTATACCTGCACCTATCCCATCAAAGAAAGATCTCATTCCACTTACAAAACCAGTAAAAACACCAACTACTCTATCAATAAGTCCAAAAAGTGATTTAAATGCTGCGATAATTTTAGGTAAGTTTATTAAGAACCAACCTATAATTAAAGTACCTACAAAATCTAATATTCTACCTAAAAATCCTCTTGTGCTTTTTTGTAGTATATTCCCTTGTCTTTTTGTAACTCCTGTTACACTAGATGCTTCAAGTTCATCTTCTCGTTGTTTCCTTAAAACATTTTCTCTCCTTCTCTTAAAAAATTCTGCATCTTGACGTATCAATTTACTTTTTAATAAATTAGACTTTCTTGTCTCCTTTAACAACTCACTTGATTGCTTACCAATTGAAACTAATCCATCAGATAAATTAGTGATTGATTTACGAATAGTATCAATTCCTATTGATGATTTTCTTAATGAACTTCTACGTAATCTTATACTCATATCAATCTCCAACTCCTAATACAGCTGATGTAGAAAGAACATGAATATTTTGTTTATCGAAACTTATATTTGGAATATAATTTTCTTCTTCACTTACATTTCCACTCACTCCTTGAGATCCACCAGCATCATTATTTTCCTGAGACATAATAACTTCAACATTATCTTCACTAAAATTACTTATTGTATTTGCTGCATCAAGATTACTATTTTTTACTGGTTCAACATTAGTTGAATCTGCAGATACTCCTTCAACCTCTTCATTCTTTCCATCTTTATTACCAAAAACCTTTACATCTTTCATACCAAGAGCATTCATTATTTTTTTAGAAAGATTTTTCATTACTGACTCACCAGCAAAACCACCAATCAAAGCACCTATAAAGGCACCAGGAGCTGCACCAACACCACCAAATAATGCACCTATCGCTCCTCCAGCGATTGCACCGACTTTTGCACCTGCCATAAAACCAGCTGTTGCTGCAAGTGCTGACATTAGACCACCATCTTCACTTAATAACTCACTAAAGAATGTTATAAATGGTCCTAGTGCCTTACCTAATAATTTACCAACACCAACTTTAGGTAATCCCTTTGTAAGATTTTTCGCCTTAGTGACAATTCCAGATGAACCAATTGCTTTTACTCCATCATCAACTAAATTTTTACCTCTATTAAATAAACCTTTTGCACGATTTAGAAGTCCACCACTTCTAAATGTTGTTGTTTTAGTGTTTGGGAATAGATCCATCTGCCTTTGCATTTTTGGATCAAACCCTCCAGTATTTTTAAGTGGATCAAAAGAAAAATTTGACACTCCTGCAGGATTTTTAACATATGTTTTCGTAATTTTCTTCCCTCGCACAACTTCGTCTATCTTATCAAAAGCAGATCTTGCTGTTGTAGATACGTTACTTCGTACTTTTTTTATAGTTTTACCAGCATTTTCAAGTGGGTTTTTAATAGGAGTTTTAACCTTAGTACGCATTTTAGATAAAATACCTTTACCAACCTTTGCTTTTCCTCCTCCACCACCAAAGAGTCTGATTAATGCTATATCTGTTAATAATGATGCTAGAAATCCACCTCCACCAATACCACCTAAACCTGCTGCTTTTCTAACTAACCCTGCTAATAATAGTCTTACACCGAAAAGAGATGCTTTAAAAATTCCACCAAATGCAATTCTTGCTACATTACCACCAAAAACTGATAACATACTTAGAACTTTTTTCATTCCTAATGACATAGCAGTTAAAGAACCAAGTATTACAGTTAGTCCAGTCAAAAATTTTGTTTTTAATTTATTAATTTTATCAACATTCCCCTCTGCCATCGACTGAAGTAAGTCTACTCCAGTTATTGTTAACCAACCACCAGCAAGAGTGAGTAAATAACTTCCTAATTGACCTAAAATTCCCTGAGTTTTAATACCTATTCTTTGTAGGGGTAATACTAATGCTGATTGTAACTTCTGTTCAAGAGCACTTTCTTTCCCTTCTCTCAATCCTTGCTCTGCTAATATTCTTTCTCTATTTTGTCTTGCTGCTTCTCTCTGCCTTTCAAGTTGATCACCTAACGCTATATTTTCTCTAACACTTTTTATATTAAAATCTAAAACTGAAACTTGTCTTGATATATTTTGTAATTGACCTGAAACTGATGTAAGTTTTAATGACTGCTCCTGTAATAAATCAGTTGTTATGGAGTCTGGTTGTGAATTTTGCGGTGCACGAAAAAAACTAGAAGAAATATTTCTTCTAACCGATCTTATTCCTCCTGCTAGTGGTGAACCGAACTCATCCATTTCGTTCTTGTTGTGCCTTTAAGTTTTCCTCTTCAATGTATTGTTGGAGAAGTGAAACATAAATTTCTCTCTCCCACGGTATCATATTTTCAAGCTCTGTTAAGCTATATTTATGGTGCTGTATCAAGGCAAAGTTTAATTTATAGTATGACACTAAATCCTCGTGTGCCATACTTATCCGAAAAAACTCTGCAGCCCCTCTATTGTTATTTCACTTTCAACCTTTGTATTAGGATTAATGACTTTTACTTTATGAGATAATTTTGGCATGGTATCAAAGAATTTTTCAATCTCCTTAAATTGAGAGGAGTTTAATGATTCTAAAAATTCAACCAATTCTTTACTTGTACAATCCTCTTGTGTCCAAGATTCTTCTTCCGAATAAATCTGATCGATACAAGATGCGATTAAATCAAAAGTATCATCAACATTTATTTCACCAGCAGAAAAATTAGATTTGATAAACTCATTTAATGAGGGATATCTCATTTTCAGAGTATAAGTATCATCTAATTTAATATCTGTTGAATGTCCTTCAGTTCGTTGTACATTTATAGAATCAATGTTGATTGATGTAGGAACCTGAGTCTTCTCATCGTCAGGACAAGTAACCATAACTTCAATCTGCTCTCCAACAGATTTACCACGTACATTCAAAAATAAGTATTCAATATCAAAAGTCGATAATTTATCTACTTTTATTCCCTTTGTCAATATACAAGTTGATAGAATACTTTTTACAGCAGTTGCAATTTGTTTTTGATCTTGAGACTCTAAAGCTATAATCAAAATCTTTTCTTCTTTAACAAGAAAAGGTCTATATTTTATCTTACGATTAGACGATGGTAGCACCAACTCATAGGTCGGTGTTGAAATTGTTGGTAAAGGCATAATATTCTGAGCACTTCAGTGTGACTATTTATAGAGGTTTTTAAATACTATTCTATCTCTCGTATCTTCCTATTTCAGTTGCTGAAAATCTTTGAGAATTATTATTTTGTTGATTAACACCATTATTATTTTCACTTGACGTTACACCACCACCATATGCAGATGAATTTAATAAATTCTGATTATCAGCAACACTTCCACCATCTCTAACATTATTTCCTAAATTGAATACTTCATTAAATGCTCTCTTAAGATCTCTTGCAAGTGATGAGGATTCACCACAAATGTACCGATCAAAACTAAATGATGCTGATGCCTTTAATACTTGTGAACCTTGATAAGATACTCTTGTAGAATTTAATGCTAAAGGAAATAGTCCTATAAAACGATATTCTAAAAAGCGATTATAATCTCTCTCAAATTTTACTATTTTTGTTTCATTCGATTTATAAGATTCTGGATAATTTAATGTAAAATGATAAGCATCACTTGTTAAATTAGTATTTGCTCCCGTAATATATTCCATCCAATGTTCTAAAAACTTCATCGATTTATATTCATTATCAATATAAAATTCTAATTGTATCTGTGTAAAATTACGAGTATGTGCAAATCTCTCAACTACGCCTTGAAAATCTCCACGAGTATCAATAGATGCTAATGCACTACCTGGTAAAACTGCATCACTACATAACAATCCTGCATCCTCAACAACAAATCTATCATTTACACCCTTTCTTCTTAAGAAAGAACGTAGTCCATTTGCAGTTTGATTATACGGTAAAGCAAATTTCACAAGATAATGTGAAGACTGTGCTACATTTTGAAATCTTGGCAATAAATCAGATATTGGTCTTGGTCTTGGTGCTGGCACTCTAAATAAAATTACATATCATATGTATTTAGATGTCTTATAAGGGAAAATACTACCCTTCCTATCCTAAAAAGTATAAAGGTGATCCAACTAATATAATTT